TCATAAAACCTTGATTTTGTTTATTTCTTCATTTAATTTATTTACCATTACGTGGGTATAGACATCCTTTGTCAAATCCTGAAATTTGTGCCCCAATATTTTTTTTACCATATAGCTATCTAGTTTGTACAGTTCTGCGAGTGTTCCAAAAGTATGTCTGGTATCGTGTGGTAGGTGATTCATATCTAATCTTTTCATAGTAGGGTAAAAAATATCTCTTTTATATACCTCATATGGAACTTTTTGTGTGTATGGCATAAATATGTCATTATTTCCTAAAATCTCTTTTATGAAGGGCTTAATAACATTGTGAATAGGGATTATTCTATCCTGTCCTGCTGAAGTTTTTATACCTGCAATAACATAAGAGACTTTTTTTATTTCACCATCGTCTTTGCAAATTTCATCGATATGGAATCTATCTTTGGAAAGATTTAAAAGTTCGCTAGGACGTGCTCCAGTAAAGATATAGATTAAAATTAATTTTGATTCAAACGTATTATCTTTATACAAGGTATTTATCTCGTCTATGGTAAATGGAGTATGTATTATTTTTTTGTTTTTTTATAATTGGTTGAAATGTTAATGTATTCAGTTAAATTTTCATCTTTTGTGATTGCACCTGTTATAATAGCTTGTTCAAATACTTTTTTTACTAATATTTTTGTATCAGACAGACTATCTTTAGATACTTTATCTTTGTATTTATCAAATACATTTTGTAAAACAGTTAATGATAATCTATTGATCTTAAAATCATGTATTTCTTTTAGGCGCTTGTAACATGCTCTGTATCTTCTTTGTGAACTGTTCGAAAGTTTGATTATATAGTCTTCATATACTTTATTGTAAAGTTCACTAAACGTCGGCATATTCTTTTCACGCTGATCAACAAGTTTTTGAAATGTATCAGGTGCTAATGCTTCAGCTTCTATATCAGTAATCTTATTTTTCTGACTAAGCCTATATAAAGTCAAAGCATCGTCAGCTTCATCCCATGTTTCAAAAGTTCCTAAAACTGATTGTATCTGTCTGCCTGTAATAATATCTTTTCCAGTGGTTATTTTTGCACACCACGGACGTCTTCGTTTACCTGATAATTTTATTACTGTCCCTGTGTTATTTGGTCTGCGCTTAAAAGTTTGCTTTCTAGCCATAATGAAAACACGTCCTTTCTTTAATTTGCCTTAGACGTGCTAATTTGTTATAATTAGGTACGTAAAAGGACTTTTGGTTGAGTCTTTTATAAATATGAAGTATTGGTAGTACTTCATCCAAACTTCACTGTTGGTGGCAGTGGAGTTTTTGTATTAAATCTTTTTATCGCTTTCGGGCTCCTGAATTGTAGCGTTAAAGTTTAAATTTTTTGTATCGTGTAACCAACCGTTTGCCATTGTTATTGAATCATGAGAAAATATTTTATATCGTATTTTATTATCGTAGATATCGAATACTAGCATATAAAAACTAAAATATAAATGTATATCATCATCAGTAATGTAAAAATTATTTTTAGGGGTAAATTTTATAGTAAATGTTCTACCTGGTTCAATTAGGTAATAAATGCGTTCTGGTGTATTAAAGTCTACTTTATGTTTTGCGTCCTTGAGATTCTTTTGAAAATAAGCATCTATATTATCTTCTACTCGGATTACTTTAGAAGGACCAGAACCAATATTTTTTAGAGTAACTTCAATTTTGTTGATACAATAATTATAGTCTATTTGAGTGATATTACCATACTCATCTGTCATAATATTATCTTCTTCTCTATCAAACAATAATTGAATTTTTTCTGTGATTATAATGGGTCTAACACGTAAATACATATTTTCCCGTTGTTCTTTATCTTGCCTTTTTATTGTCCACCATACACCATATAAGGTAAGAAAGCCCACCAAGTATAGATCCCCCATATCCAACTATCTCTAATCCAGTATCATATGATATGGATCCATACTTACTTGGTGTTAAAATGATTATTGGAAATAGGACGGCAACTATAAGTACTATAACGAGCATTTTCCAGTTTTCTTTTAAAAATTTCATTAATAATTTTCCCTCCAATACTGTGAAGTATATTTACCGTATTTAATTCATGTCTAGATTCAATTTAAATATTATGTTAAAACTATTTTGTCAGCGATAGTAGCTTTACGGGGCCTATTGCGAATTACCATCCTATTGATGTAGGGTGTTTTTGTTTTGAATAATTCAATGATATAAGTTATACTGATGTTAGATATAAGTTATACTAATGAGGTGAAAAAATGAAAAACAAATCTATTTTAAAAACTGCTATTGTCGAAAGTTTTCAGCTAATCAAAAACTACAAAATTATATTTTTAATTTGTATCGGCTTTTTGATTTTGGCATTAGAACTAGAAAAATTATCATTATTTATCATTGTTTGTTTCATTATTGGTTGTGTTATTAATAAGCGTTAATTATTTATTATCTTTATATTCTTTTATGCTAATTTTTAATTCTAAATATTGCTTATAAATAATAGTATCTCTTAACAATATCTTTAAAAGTAAACTAATTAAAAAAACTACAAATGTAATAAATCCGCCAGAAATCAATATAGCTATTTCTTCAATAATTTTTTGAAAAATCAAAATCTTAAAATTATAATCAATACAATGATCAGCGATTATCAGCGCTTGACTTAATAATTCAGCACTCTTTATTGGATCATTTACAAAAGAAATGGTCTTTAGCATAAGATCAAATTCTTTGCAATTAAACTTCGGTTCTTCATACTTTTCATCATTTATTTCTGCACTCATTTCAGCAATGGAAACATCACTATATTGCATGATTGAATTATCGATTTGATTTAAATTTTCAACAGCGGAGTTTACTTCATTTTGATTCATAATATTTATTGCTGATGCAATTACTTCAATATTTTTATTTAGTATATTGATAGTTGATAGATAATTGCTATTTTCAAATGAGTTGTTTAACGATTCTATAATTGCTAAACAACTTGAATTTCTTAATGTTTTTGTCATTTCAAGAATAGGGTTTAAAGCGGTGGCCATTCCGTCAAAATCAATCGTACTGAAAGGCAACATAGCTTTTTGAATTATTTCGACGTTTTTTGTAATTGGTTGAATAATTCGATTATATCTGTCTGCTTGCTCTTGAATTATTTCTGTGGCAGTTTTGTATGCATTTGTTTGTTTTTCAAGTTTTTTTTGAATTTTGTTCATATAGTTGCCCCTCTCTCCAGTTATTTAATTCCAAATTTCTTTTTTAATAATTCAATAATATCATGAACTTCTTTTTCGCACTGTTCTGCATATTCTTGTGGACACGTAAAAATGGTTTTCAAAGATGTGAATAAGTTCATGTATAGCAGTTGTTTGCTGTTGACATTTGCAGCAGCGTGCATTAATGGTAACTAAATATGACTCACCATTATAATATGCAAATCCCCTCACATAAGAGGACATACTTTCCAGCACTAAACTAATATTGTGCCATCTTAGAAAGTCCTCAAAATTCCATATAATCATCTCGTTTCTTTATTAAATGTATCGATGATTTTTAGTATTTGTTCTAGATCCTTTGGTTCTAGTTTTTTTGCTTTATCAAATAGAATAGCAAGTTGATCATTTTCAACTATTTCCTTATATAGTTCTAATAATTCAGGTTGATTTTCAAATATTCAATATTTTCTTCATAGTCACCTAATTGTGAAAAATTAGGATCATCTACAGTTCCAACTATAATAGCAGGGGAAATTTGTAGTATATCAGCTAATGCTGCGATTCTGCTTCTTTTCATATCACCTATATTACCACTTTCCCAACGAGATACGGTGGCTTCGCTAACATCACAAGCACGAGCAACATCTTTCATAGTTAAACCTAAACTTTTTCTTTTTTGCTTTAATATATCTTTAATTTCCATATTATGTGCACCTCATTTTCTTATTTAAATTATAAGCCAAACATTACGTAAATGCAAATAGTATTGCATAAAAGTAAGTATTTATGCAAAAACGGTTGACTTGCGTAGATGCAAGTGGTATTATACTTACGTAAACGCAAGGAGGTGATTGAAATTGAATTGGATATTATTGGAAGCTAAAACCAAAGAACATGGTCTTACTAATGAGGATGTTGCAAACGCTTTAAATATTGCTCCAACAACCTATTATCGTAAAAAAAGAGGTGAAACTGATTTTTATCGTGAAGAAATACAGAAAATACGAAAAATCTTAGAATTATCATCCTCAGATGTTGATGCTATTTTTTTGATCGATAACTTACGTTTAAGTAAGTTTAATTACTACTTCATCGACCAAATAAATTATAACTCTAAATAAAAATGAGTGTCCTAAAAAGACACAAATTAAAAACCGTAAAAATAGAGTTAAAAGTAAAAAACTACAAAAGAGAAAGGAGAATTATATGAATGAATTATTAAAGGTTAATTACGGTAGTGAACGAATTACATTATCAGCAAGAGAATTACATGAGTTTTTAGAGTTAACTGAAAGATTTTCAAGTTGGTTTGAAAGAATGAAACAATATGGTTTCGTTGAAAATCAAGATTATTTGGGGTGTAAAGTTTTTAACACCCTAGCAAGACAGGAATTACAAGATTATCAAATCACAATCGAAATGGCGAAAGAGATTTCAATGTTACAAAGAAATGAAAAAGGAAAACAAGCACGTCAATATTTCATTGAATTAGAAAAGAAATGGAACAGTCCTGAATTCATTATGAACAGAGCATTAGAACTATCTAAACAAAGATGCGATGCGCTTCTTCTTGAAAATCAAGAGCTTAAGCCTAAAGCGTTATTTGCCGATGCAGTAGCAACAAGCAAAACTTCAATATTGGTAGGTGATTTAGCAAAGATTTTAAAACAAAATGGAATCAATATTGGTGCAAATAGACTGTTCGCTGAACTGAGAGATAAAGGCTATTTAATCAAAAGAAAGGGGAGTGACTGGAATATGCCTACTCAAAAAAGTATGGATATGGAATTATTTGAAATCAAAGAACATACACACATTGATGGTAATGGGTGCAATGTTACTACGAAAACACCTAAGGTAACTGGAAAAGGGCAGGTGTATTTTGTTAACAAGTTTTTAGGTGACAGATTATAGAAAGGAGGTGAGGAAAGTGGACGAATACAACATTAGTGTTGAGGAGGTAATGAAAATAACACACAAAGGACGTGACTGGATACTTAATGCAATCGAGAGAGGTTCGTTTCCTGGAAGTATTACTATAAGTCCTGGTGGTCGCAGAAGTGCTCATATCCCTCGTAAAGCATTCTGGGATTATATGGAAAATGACCATGTGTCAGTGGATGGCGAGTACCTGGAGGAAGCCTCCGGACGTATTGTAGAAAAAGCATTAAATGAATTTATGCCATTAATTCAGAGTGTTATTCAGCAGGAAATAAAAAAAGCCGTTGCTGAGAACAACGACTAACAAAAATCAACCATCTTCATTATAGGAGATATTCAGGAGGAAGTCAAAGTGGAAGATAAGATTAAGGCTTTAGTGAAAGAATTATTTGATTCAGGCATGACTTTAGATGAAATCATTGAAACTGTGGCATCTATTGCGATGACTGAGGACTTTAAGAGGAGCGCCAACTATGAATCTAAATAATTTAAGACCTCGTGGAATTTTAACCATTGTTGCAGCAATATATTTTCTTGCTGAAATAGTGACATCAATTGTAGGTATGGTCCTATGAAAGATCGTACTTTTATCAAAATACTGATATTTGCTTTAGCAATGTTCATTGCGCTAAGTGTTTACCAGGTATTAGTAATTAGAAATTTAAAGTCCAGTCTCGAGACAGTAACAAAGGACCGTGACTGGGTGATTGAGAAATATAACCAAAAGGAGAAAGAAAAATGAAAAATGTAAGGTTGAAACAGATGAAGTTGAGAAACTTCAAGGGAATCAAAGAACTGGATATTGATTTCAATTTGTTGGATACAAATGTCTATGGAAAAAATGCAACAGGTAAAACGACATTAGTAGATGCTTTCAACTGGCTGTTCTTTAATAAGGATTCAAGTGGTGCAAGTGATTTTGATGTGAAAACTAAAACACCTGATGGTGAATATCTTCATAATTTAGAACATTTGGTTGAAGCAGTTGTTGAAGTAGATGGAACTGAGACTACATTTAAAAAGGTATTCAAAGAAAAATACACTAAACAGCGTGGAAGCACTACAGCATCATTTACTGGGCATACAACGGATTATTTCGTTGATGATGTGCCGCGCAAAAAGAAAGAATACGATGAAACAGTTAATGAACTGTTTGATAGTAATATCTTTTCGATGATCACTGATCCATTTTATTTCAACACAAGAATGAAATGGCAGGACCGAAGAAAAACTTTGATTGATATTTGCGGTGATGTATCTGATGAACTGGTGATTAATTCACTTAATGATTTAGCGCCATTACAGCAGTTATTGAATGGCAAGAGTGTTGATGATTTAAGAGCGCAGCTAAAATCACAAATGAAGCCAATAAATGATGAATTAAAAACTATTCCAATAAAAATTAATGAAGCGAACCTTGCAATCCCAACTGAAATTGAAGAAGTTGATAAAGAAAAATATAAGTTTATTAATGAAAGAATTAATGAACTGGAAAATAAAAAGCAAACAGTTTTAAACGGTGGAGCAGCTGCTGAAAAAGAAACTGAATTAATTAAATTAAGAAATCAAAAGTTATTAGTTCAAAATGAAGTTCCTGATGTCAAAGCACTTAAAGATGAAGAGTATAGTTTGAACATTCAAATTGATTCATTGGAGCGTAAAAAAGAACGTGCTGAAAATGAAATACAAGCAAAGAAATCACAACAGAAATCAAATGAATTAATGCGTGATGATTTGAGAAATAAATATCTTGAAGTAAATGCTATGCAGTATGATGAATCACAAAATATTTGTCCTCATTGTGGACAGCTTTTACCTGCTGATAAAGTAGAAGGATTCATGGAGAAGTTCAATATCAATAAATCTAAACAGTTAGAAAATATCAACAAGGACGGAAAAAGACTTAAAGAACAGTTTGAATCTCTGACTGAAGATATTGAGGTATTAGAAAAAGATATTCAAAACCATCAGATTCTAATCAATGATTATCAACTTAAATTAAAAGAGGTTGCTAAAAAAATTGCAAGCATCAATGAGGATTTTGCAAAAGAACAGGAACCAAAAATTAATGCAATTGATGAACAGATTCTTGAAACAGAACGTCAAATTGAATTTTTGAAATCCAATACATATGCTGAAACTTCAAAAATAGATGAAGAAATCAAAACTTTAAAAGAAGAAAAAGATATTTTAGATGCAATTGTTATAAGTGCTAATCTTGCTGAAAATCAAAAGAAACGTATTGAAGAACTTGAAGCAAGAGAAAAGCAACTTAATGATGAATATAACAAAAAAGATAAATTGCTTTATTTAACTGATTTATTCATTAAAACGAAAGTGGCTATGCTAACCGAAAAAATCAACAGTAATTTCAAATTATGCAACTTTAGATTATTTGAAGAACAAATTAATGGCGGTTTGAACGAAGTTTGTGAAGTAACGGTTAATGGTGTTAATTACACTGATTTAAACAATGCAATGAAGATAAATGCGGGCTTGGATGTTATCAATACAATTTGTGATTATTCAAATACATATGCACCTATCTTTATTGATAATGCAGAATCAGTTAATGAAACAATTAAAACCAATTCACAGCAAATCAGATTATATGTAACTGAAAATGATGAAACTTTAAGAATTGAAAATAAATAGAAAGAGGAAAGAACAATGGAAATTAATACATTTAAAACAGTAAAAAGTGATGGAACAGTGGATCAAGATGTAATCGAACTATTTAAAGTTTCATGTGGCTTTAAATTAGTGGGTAGCATTATTAAAAATCAAATAGCGATTAGTAACAAAGAAGAAACAGAAGAAATGATGAAAGTATTCAAAAAAGAGAAAGAATATCAAGAATACTTAGAAACAATCAGTGGATTAATCAATTCAATCAGTGAAGAAATTAATAAAGCAACTGTTAATTTTGTTATCGAAAATCTATTTGATAAAAGCATTATTGGTGATGATTTTGAACAGGTAGCAACTGCTTTATTAAAAATGATCCTTAATGATTTTGAAAATAAATAAAATAGGCAAAAAAACTTTATTACGAAAAAAGGAAGGTAAGGAAAAATGGAACAAACAAAAGAAGTAAAAGAAGAAATGGAAATTTCGGTACAACAATTAGAACAGCAAGGATTGGTGTTACCTAAGAACATTACAGATAAGGTTATGAACACATTAACTTTATACCAACAACAGGGAACTGTAGCATTTCCTCAAAATTATAGTGTGGGGAACGCTTTAAAAGCAGCCTATTTAATTTATCAAAATGATGTAAAGCTGCAAAAATGTACGAACACATCAGTCGCTAATGCTTTATTAGATATGTGCATTAGTGGTTTGAACCCGTCAAAAAATCAATGCTATTTTGTACCGATGGGTGACCAATGTACGCTTATGACTTCTTACTTTGGGAAGCAAACAATGGTGAAACGTATTAAAGGTGTTATTGATGTAAGAAGCGATGTCATTTATAAAGACACATGCTACGAACTAACACTTGATGTATATGGTAATGACGATATTAAAATCACTGGTCCATGTCCACTTGATAAAAGAAAAAGCGAGAATATCATTGGTGCATGGGCAAGAATTATTCTCGATCCTGAAGTATGGGGAGTTGAAACATACACAGCAATAATGACATTAGAAGATATTCAAAATGCATGGTCAATGGGCAGTGCTTATGGAAAATCTAAAGCACATCAAAAGTTCATGGGTGAAATGGCTAAGAAATCAGCTATCAACAGATGTATCAAAAACTTTATAAATACACGTGATGATCAAGATATTTTAATTGATACTTTGAATCGTGTAACTTCAAATGAATACAAACCTGATGTTTATGATGATGTGCAATACCAAGTAAGAGAAGAACAGGCATCACAGGTCATTGATATTTCACAAGAACCACAGGAATCGCCAAAACCACAAACACAACCAAATGCACCTAAAGAAGAAAAACAAGCCACAGCGCAAGTGAAACAAGAGCAAATGGGAATTGACTGGTAATGGAAATTAAACCGATAGCAAGCAGCAGTAAAGGAAACGCTTATTTAATAAGCGATTTCCAAACTACTGTACTTATTGAATGTGGGATACCACTTAAAGAACTAAAAAGAAAAACAAACTTTATTGTTCCTAATGTAATTGATGCTTGTTTGATTTCGCATGAACATGGGGATCATTCTAAATCGCTAAAAGATTTATTGAATGCAGGTGTTAGGTGCTACGCACTGAAAGAAGTATTTGAAGCTAAAGAGATTAATAATCATCACAGGGCGAAAAGGCTTAAACATTTAAAGCAGATTGATATAGGCACATTTAAAATAATTACTTTGAAAATGAATCATGATGTTCCTTGTGTTGGTTTCCTTATTTATTCGGTTGTGACGAATGAAAAGCTGTTATTTGCAACCGATACATATATGATCAAGTACGCTTTCCACGGGCTTGATTACATAATGATAGAAGCGAATTATGATATTGAACTTGTTGAAGAAGATGCACAAAGAAAAAGGCTTATCCAAAGCCATATGAGCATAGACACAACTATCCAATATTTAAAATCAATTGATTTAAATACTGTCAAAAAGATTTATTTGATGCATCTGTCAAGTAGACATTCAAATGAAGAAGATTTTAAAAGAAGGGTACAGGCAGCAACGGGAAAAGTTGTTGAAGTGTGCCAAGAATAAAAAATAATACCCCACAGGGTATAGAAAGGTCATTATGAATGAATTAGATAAAAAAATTGCTAATGCAATGCACAGAATAGAATCTCTTTACTTTCAAACTGATGGTAAATGTTATGTGTCTTTCAGTGGTGGTAAAGACAGTACAGTGATATTAGCAATAATCAAGATGTGTGAGGATATATTAACGATACCACATAATGCTATACCTGCTGTATTTAGTGATACAGGTATAGAACTAGGTGCAACTAAAGATTTTGTAAGATGGGTTAAAAATAACTGGTATGAAAACGTTGAAATCATAAGACCTGAAAAAACATTTTCGTGGATTGTAAAAAACAAAGGAAAGCCAATGAAAAGCAAAATCAAAAGTCAATTCTTATCAAGGTATCAAAAAGGCAATAAATCAGAAAACACAATGCTGAATTTATTAGGTAAGAATAACAAACCGATCAAATCAAAAATTGCAAATAAAGATTTGCATTTGCTTCATCCTGATTTTGATATAAAAGTGAGCGATTCATGTTGTCTTATTTTAAAGAAAAAACCTTTTGAAGAATATAATGATGAGAATGAAATAAAAGGATATATCCTAGGAGAAAGAATAGCAGAGGGCGGAATAAGAGCAACTAGTGCATCAAAAAGAATTAATGAAGGTGGTAAGTTATGTACCAAGACAAAAGGTAAGTATATAGTCAAGTTACCGATTATTGATTGGACAGATGAAGATATAGAGCAATTTATTAATCAATATAACATTCCTTTGTCAAAAGCATATACAAAAGAAGGATATGAAAGAACTGGATGCTTCCTATGTCCGTTTTCATTACAGTTAGCCGATAATTTGGAAAGGCTATATAAATATGAGCCAAACAGATATAGGGCTGCAATGTTTTGGTTGAAGGATGTTTATATTGCACAAAATGTCATTCTTTCATTTGATAATCAGTATGAAAAAGATAGAAAAGAAAAATGGCAGAATGAATATGAACAAATGAGATATGAAATGTTAGAGAAATATCGACCTGAAATATCTTATAAGTTCAACAATAAACAAATTACAATAGATGAATTTTTATAGAAAGAAAGAGGAAAGAGAAATGGAAAATACAATGTTAAGAGATTTAGGAGAATATATTGAACAATTAGTTAATGGTCAGGTTGCCCCTGAAATTGTTGAACATGAAGGTGTTGATTATATCAGAACATCACATGGATATGAACAATTAAACAAACCAAAAACACGCAAAATCGAAGCAAATAGCTTAGATGGCTTAATTAAATTAATCAAAAACAATAATAAAGATGCATCTGATGTGTTTGGAATTTATCCACCTTTGATTGTAAGAGTTGATTTTAATTGTATTGAAGTCATGAGTGCGTTAAATGCTGATAAAAGTAGAAATTATCTTTTTGAAGCTAACCCGATGATTCCATCATTAAGAATTGGTTATGATATGTCGGTTGAAGAAATGATCATCTTGTTATCAACTTCATTCATCATGACTGAAAATACAGAAAAGTTCATCAATTCATTATCTTCACTAAGAGTTGTTGAAGAAGTTGAATTTAATGATGATGGTGTTGGTCAAACAGTTACAGCTAAAAAAGGTGCATCAGTGAATGCGATGTTCCAGGTGCAGCCTATCGTTAAGTTGAAACCTATTAGAACTTATGAAGAAATTGAACAAGTAGAATCTAAGTTCTTATTTAGAGTTAATAAAAATGGAACTGTATGCTTGCGTGAAGCTGATGGCGGACAATGGAAATATGAAGTTCAAAAAAGAATCGTTGCTTATTTAGAAGAATATTTAAAAGATTTGATTGAAGAAAATAAAGTTGTTGTAGTTGGTTAGAGGTAAGAAAAATGGATGAATTAGTTAAAGCAAAAGATGTTAAAAAAATTGGGATTCTAGGAATCCAAAACGGACAGATCATAAAAAATATTGATTATGAATTAGAAAAAATCATTAAAAATATCAACGATATAAATACGGATGATAAGCCACGTGAATTAAATGTAAAAATTAAGATTATTCCTATTAACAATAAAAAGCAACTGGTAATTGAATGTACACCAACCGCTAAACTAAGACCGCTTAATACGGTCCAATCAACATTATTCAACATTCAAGAAACTGATAAAGAAACTGGTGTTGTATTTAACAAATTACAGGAAATAACTGATGTTGCGATTGGTCAAATGAATATTGATGGTGAAATTCAGGAAGCACCCGAACCGATTTATATTGGTGTGGATATGTAAGAGGTAATCGGGATGTTAGAACAGTTAAAAGAGTTATTAGAAATGCAGCGTGTTCTTGATGAAGCGATTTTAAAAGAACATGGCAATATATATGATGAAAAGATTGCAGATCAAATGAAAATTGCTTTATTTGTTGAATTAGGTGAGCTGATGAATGAAATGCCTACTAAATTCAAGCATTGGAAAAAGACAGCTAAAGACAACCGAGAAAAAGCCCTTGTTGAATACGTAGATGCATTACATTTTCAAATGTCGTTATTTAATTATTATGAATTAGGAATTCATGAAAGAAATCATGATTATAACAATATGCTAGTAAGAAGTACAGATATAATCATCTGCTTATCAAATTCAACAAATCATTGTGATAATATATTAGGTCTATCATATTTGTTTGATTTAGGCTACATTCTAGGCTTCACGTGGAGTGAAATATATGAAACATATAAAGCTAAGAACGCAGTTAATTATGAAAGGCTAAAAAATGGGTATTAATTATGATTTTATCAATTGATCCAGGGAATGAGTATTCAGCTTATTCCCTTCTAGATGAAAATTTAAAGCCTGTTAAATTTGGAAAAGTATTAAACCATGATTTATTAATAATCTTGGAAGAATTATTTTTAATCGAGTGTATAACTGATGTTGCTATTGAAATGATTGCATCATATGGCATGGCAGTAGGCAAAACAGTTTTTGATACTTGTGTTTGGATTGGTAGGTTTTATCAGCTTATTAGTGAACGATCAAATATAAAACCTACATTCATATATCGTAAAGATGAAAAAATGTGTATTTGCGGAAATATGAAAGCGAAAGATTCTAACATTAGGCAAGCGCTAATAGATCGATTTGCAAATCATGATTTTAAGAACGGAAAAGGAAATAAAAAAAATCCTGATTGGTTTTATGGATTCAAAGCTGATGTTTGGGCTGCATATGCGGTTGGAGTAACATATCATGAATTAAAAAAAGAAATTTAAATTTTAGATTGTAAGAGTTTTTTAATTGAATAGGTATAAATTATCGGAAAGTTAAAAATCTCTTAACAGGCATTAAATAAATGAAAAAATAGAGGTGTTTATATGGTTTTGATCGTTATATTAATAATTGTCATTGTTATTTTACTGTTAACTGTAGATAAATTAATTCGTGAAAGGAACTATTGGAAACAGGTTGCTTATGAAAAGCAGCAAATAATGAATAAATGGTGGTATGAAGATAACTAAAAAAGATTTAGCAATGTATAAAGAAGCACAAGAAATTAAAACAGCCACGTGTAATATCACGCAGGCAAGGTTAAGACAAACAAAATACGGTTATTATCGCTGGAAGGCTTCAGGTCTTAGCATTTCAAAGTATCTTTACATTGCAGATAATGAAGATAAATTCTTCGGAAAGGAAAATGAGAATGTTAAATAAATTATGTTGTATTGGAAGGCTAACAAAAGACCCCGAATTGAGAAGAACACAACAAGGCACCGCAGTAGCATCATTCAATTTAGCTTGTAATCGAACATTTAAAAGTGCAGATGGACAGGAAGCGGATTTTATACCTTGTGTTATTTGGAATAAGGGGCAGAAAATGTTGAAAGATATTGTTCCAAAGGATCGTTGATTGCAATTGAAGCTAGGATGCAGTCAAGAAGTTATGATAATTCACATGGACAAAAAGTATTTGTTCTTGAAGCAGTATGTGAAAGCGTTCAGTTTTTAGATAGTAGAAATAAAGAAAATAAAGCACCTGAGCAACAAAATAGTTTTAATGGTTCGAATAATAATTTTGATATATCAGAAGATGATATACAGTTTTAGAGGTGAGTATTGTGGCAAAGTCTGATAAAAAATACTACTGGTTAAGGCTGCAAAAGGACTTCTTCAAAAGGCACGATATAAGGATTGTTGAATCTATGCCAAATGGAAAGGATTATATACTGTTTTATTTGAAGGTTATATGTGAATCAGCAAATCATGGTGGAAATCTAAGATTTAGTGAAACAATACCATATAGTGAAGAAATGCTTGCAACTATTACTAACACAAATGTTGATGTTGTAAGAAATGCAATCAAGATATTTCAAGAGTTAAACATGATTGAAGTATTAGATAATGGAACGTACTTTATGCATGAAGTACAAAATATGGTTGGATATGAAACAGAATGGGCAATAAAAAAGCGTGAATATAGAAAAAAAGTGAATGCCCAAAATGTATTGCAAAGTGAAAATAATGCAATTAAGGCATTAAAAGGTGGACAATATGAGGACAATGTCCTAAACGTAAGGACAAATAAAGGACAATGTCCTAAAAAAGAGGACAATGTCCGACAAGAGAAAGAGATAGAGATAGAGAAGAGAATAGATATAATAATAATATATATAATGATACAGAGCAGATAAATCAACTCAATGACGCCATCACCTATCGCAACCAATTCTAATTCATCATCTATACTTAATACTAAATCAAGAAGATATCCGATCTATCAAAGTATGATTGATGAATGGAATGAACTATATCCAAATGTTGATGTACTTCAAGAACTTAGAAAAATGAAAGGATGGTCAAATGCCAATCCTGCAAAAGAAAGACTAAAAAAGGAATTCAAAGATTTATTAATGCGTGGTTATCTCGTGAACAGGATAAACCGTCCTATAATAAAAAACTGCACCAGTTATTAATAATTCTACTGATGATGGATTTGCATTTTAAAAACGCAAAATAAAGCAAATTAAGACGAAGGGAAATAAAAAATGAATTACGATGAAACAAGAAATATATTATCAATCTTAAAATTAAACTATCCGCAAAGTTTCAAGGGATGGTCACTTCAACAGTCACATGATTTCTTAAATTTATGGAGTGAAGCATTTAAAAGATGACCCTGTTCAACTGGTTGCAGGAGCTGTTAAATCAATCATTTACAGTGATACAAGAGAATTTGCGCCTAATATAGGACAGGTTAAAAACAAAATGCATAAGCTAACTGCTAAAGATGAGTTAACAGAAATAGAAGCATGGGGAACGGTTAAAGCTGCATTAAGGAATAGCGGTTATCATGCAGCAGAAGAATTTGAAAAGCTGCCGCCTGTAGTTAAAAGCCTTGTTGGTTCGCCTAGACAGCTTTTTGAATGGTCCATGATGGATACTAGCGAAATTGATACTGTTGTAGCATCAAATTTTCAAAGATCATACAAGGTTAGAGCAAAGCACGAAAAGGAAATGCAGGCTATTCCTCTTGAAGTAAAAGAAGCACTGGGAATTACAACCTTAACCGAAAAAATGAAACTTGAATCAAGTTTAAACAAGCAAAATAGACTAGAAGGGCATAAAGATGATAGTAAGTGATTTTTGGTTAGGTGTGATCCTAACCATTGCAGCAGAAGCAATAATAACAATCTTAGTTGTTGATTATTTAGGACAGAAAGAAAAGGATGATGGTGAATGAAGTTAGAAGATAGGATTTATAACGTTGAATACTATGTTAAAAAATTTAATAGTTGGGATGTAAAAGAAATAATAATTGATGATCAAAAGGCATTTTGGGAAATAAGGAAACCAGATAGTCAAATTCAAAAAGTTTGTCTGTTTAGAGATGGGTCTAATATGTATATTTACGGTGATTATGGATCTTATTCATTCGATAAAATGACATGGCTAGGAAGTCCGTATAATCTAGAGTACAACAATCTTGGTTATCAAAACGAAAAGATGTCCTATGATACAAAAAATAATGTGTACATGTTTGATGATGAGGCAGCTACAGAAGATATTATTGACTGGATTAAAGAAGTGGCAGTTGATCGTTATGATTATCACGAATCGGAGATAAATTTATTGTTAGAAAAAATAGATATAAGAAATAACCCTTATATTGATATAAATGTTTTTTGCTACGAAAATGAGTGTGATGATCTAATAGAATTATTAGAATTTTCTATGGAATTATATGAAAATTCAAATGATGAAATTGAATATATTAGTTATTTAAGAAATTCTAATTTAGAAGCGTTTGATGAAGTATGCGAATCACAATTGTGGAGAGCAGGTAAAAGAATATCACAGACTTATTTGGTATCGCTCATGGCTTTAAAGATATGCGGTGAAAAATTAAAATGTCAACTGATGAGTGCAGGATCTTAATTAGGAGATAGGAATAATGAAAAATAATGGCGTTTATAAGCACTGCATGAATTGTAAATATTTTAGATATAGTCATGTACATAATAGCGATTCTAAAAGTTATGTGTGTGAAATAAAGCATAAGTATTTTGATTTCTTTTGTAGATTAAGAGCCAAGTGGTGCAAATATTTTAAAGAAGGAGAAACAGAATTTTGGAAAATAAAGAAATAACATTAGAACAAGCAATAGTTTTTTTAGAAATGAATGCATATGAGGGAAGCAATGCAAAAGCTGTTTTACGTATGGGTGATGTACATGAGGTATTAAAACCTATAAAGGAATTAATCGATAAATCGGCCAAAATGGAAAGACATATCGAACGGTTGGAGCGACAAAATAAAAGACTGTTAAAAAGAGAAGAACCTCAAGAGCCATGCATAATTGAGGGAAAAAAGTTTTGTCCTGCATGTGGTGATGAATTGACCGACGTTGATCCAGGCTTGTTTGAATACTGTTTTTATTGTGGAACGAAATTATATTAGATTGGAGTGATTCAGATGAAAAAGATAATAGGTAATTTGCTGTATGACACTGAAAAGGTTGAAAAAATATACAGTTTCATGCAAAAAAGAAAAATATCAAGTTTTGGTGGAATGAATTTTTATGAATGGTATAGCGTTGATGTATATAAAACAGAAAAAGATAATTATTTCATTCATGGCTACGTGAAAGAGAAGCCATCTTATGAACATTTTATCGAGGAATACAGTGAGCCGGAATTGAAAGAAATTCTTAAAAGAATAGACCCTGATAAGTATATAGAATTAGGATTTAATGATTTTGAAAATGCATAAAAAAGTACCCTGAAAGTGCGATTTTACGTAAATCAGGGGTACGGTAACTTTTTTTGAAAAAATAATAATGAATAATCGGCTAAGAGTGTTGATAGCTATAGAGTTTAAACGATTTATGTACTCTAACAAAAAAATTGACACTCTTAGGGATTATGTAACTTTTTTTACAGGTGTTGAAACCGGAAAGGTGAGGATGAAAAAATGTTAAAAATTGAAAGAATAAAAGATATAATTTAAAAATTTTGATACGGTGAATTCCGGTGAGGATTTGCAATGTTATTTATCATCGGATTGCAACAAATCAGAATTACGATGATACCTGTTATAGAATAGGTATAGATTGCTCAGATTGCTTAAAGCTGTCACTTATGGATTTATTAGAAGAATATAAAGAACCATATGAGTTAACAGTGCTTGAATTCAGAATACTCAGATATGCAAGAGAACTGGGATACAGGTTTGTAGCATGTAATTTTGATGGGGAGATTTGTTTTTATAGAAACAAGCCGGATAAAAAAGAAATTGCATGGAGTGATGGAGGGGATTTCTCATTAATATTTAATTTCGGTTTATTCAGTTTCATTAAGTGGGAAGATGCAGAACCGCGGGAAATTTATGAAATTCTAGCTAACTGTACCATTGTGGGCGGTGATGAAGATGATTAAATTATTAAAAAAGAAAATAAGAAGAAATTATTATAAACCGCTTGATAGACATGCAGAGGTTATAGACACTTTAATACAAGGATTTAATCTGCTGAGTGAAAAGCTGGATGAGGTTATTGCTGAAACTAATGAATTAGAAAAAGAGGTTGAAACATTAAAGATAAAGTTAAAGGAAGTAAAAGAAAATGCTTAGTAAAGAAGAATTACTAAAATATAAATTTGAACTAGAAGTTGCCTATGACGGACTTGGAAGAGGTTTAGATATTGCTGATGTTAAAGACGCAATAAGTTTAGGTATAGTAGGATATGAAAAAATGTTTAACTTATTATTTAATCCTAAACCATACAAAATTTGAAGATTTGAAAGTTGGTATGTGGCTTTATGATAGTATTTATAAATCTGTATATCTTATAAAAAAAATAAGTAAAAATAAAAAGATAAGAGTTTGTACTTTTGGGTGGATTGGGAAATTTGAAGAAAACCGTTTCTTTCCAGTGCAATACGCTAATTTAATTAAAATGGGAGTGAAAGAAGATGGATAAACAAAATATTCTAAAGCACATTAAACGGTGGCTTGATATTAGGCAAAAAAATGGATACAAAAACGCTAGAATTGGTTTTAAAGGTATGGAAGAAATACATATATTATTTGAAAATACATTTACTGATGAAGAACGTGAGACTATTTATGATGAAGAGTTTTATGATCTATTTGTTGTAGATAAAATCTGCGCTGATTGCTGTTATGAATGGGGATGCAAGGAAGAAAAGAAAGTCGGTACATGTGAAAAATGCCAACTAATTACGAAACTGCGTGATAAATATGTTAAGTCAACAAGGGAAGCAAAGGAAAATGACATCTAAACAAATAGCATTCGTATTTTTCCTAATTATGCTTATTGCGTTTATTTTGTCTCTTGTTTTGGGAATTAGATATCTATTTAAGGAATGGAGGAAACAGCATGGAATTTAACACAAACCAAATTAACATAATGCTTGATGCCCTGGAACATTACGGGAACGGTCCTCAGGTCGATATGGCCATAGAGGAAATGAGCGAACTTACAAAGGAGCTGCTTAAAGACCGCAGAGGTAAAGAGAATAGAAGTGATATAGCTATGGAAATGGCAGATGTCTACATAATGCTTGAACAGCTTAAATTTATTTTCGGTATCGATGAAACTGAACTAAAGGTCAATGCTGAATTAAAGATACAGAGATTAAAAAACAGGATCGGTGGTAATGATGGAGACTAAAGTTAGACAAAGCAATTACATAACAATTTTAGGATGGATGGTCTCAGATCTAAAGTTAAGAGGCAACGCACTGCTTACTTATGCGATTATTTACGGTTTTTCTCAAAATGGTGATGATTCGTATACTGGAAGTCGTCAATATCTTGCTGAATGGACTAATTCTACAGTCCAAAATGTATCAAGATGCTTAAAAAAACTATTGGAAGATGGACTTATAATAAAAAAAGAAAATGTTATAAATGGAGTAAAATTTTGTGAATATAAGGCTGTTGTTCCTGAGTTGCTACCAGTAACAAAATGTTCCGGGGGTAGTAACAAAATGTTCCCTAATAATATAGAATATAATACTAGTAATATATATAGTGCAAAATTTGATAAAAATGATGCATTTAAAAGATTCTGGAGTGTATATCCAAGACATACAAACAAGAAAAAAGCATTTGATGTTTTTGTAAAAAAATGTACCGATGAAACTGTACTGCAAAAGATGTTAAGCGCAGTTATTGATTATAAAGAGACAGAACAGTGGCAGAATGAAAGATTTATACCTCACGCTTCCACATGGCTTAACGGCGAAAGATGGGAAGATGAAATCAGCACAGTTTCTAAAAACAATACAAATGATGATAATGAATGGATGAGCGGATATGAATAATTATCAAGCTGATCTAATCGGTTGTTTCCTTGTTAAACCGCAGCATTCTGGATTTAACTATTCTAAAACCGTCATATTTCGATAAGAAGCATCGCGATATATTTACTGCTATAAAAAAGTCGTATAAGGAAAATAAAACTATTATTTTAGAGGATATCCTAGCAGTAAAGGGAATTGATGTTGATCTTGTTATTGCCTGTTCTACAAGTACCGCAACAACTGCTCTATTTGAACAGTATCAGGATTACGCGATTAAGGAGTATAAAAAGAAAGCCTTATTAGCAACTGCTAAAAAGCTCCAGAATGATGAAATTACAATTGATGAATTTTACAAGGATACAAACAATTTTGCATCTTTAGGGTCTTATTCATCGACGAGGCTTACTAAAGAACTGCTCAAAGGTTCGATTACCAAGCATAAGAACAATATCAAATTTACAAGGTTTAGTAATTTAGAAAAGAAGCTTAATTTAAAGGAAAATGACTTTGTTATACTTGCCGGTGCTACCGGTGTAGGTAAATCGGGTATTGCTATAAATTTGATGGATGATCTGTCTCACAATTATCCTTGTGTATATTTCAATTTCGAAATGGTAGAAGAGGAGCTGTATCAAAGGCTTATTTCAATTAATTCAAAATTAAATCAAAAAATGCTAGAGAGTTATGAAACACTGTCACAAAAAAATATGAATGTTGTTAATAATGCAATTGATGATATTTCAAAAAGACATATTGACATTATAAATCATTCATCGACGTTGGATAAATTAAGATCATTTATTATGAGCTACAAAAGCGATAAGCATTTTATAGTGTTTGAGGACCATGTAGGGCTTATTGGTGTACGAGCTAAGAACAGTTATGAAAAAAATGACAGAAGTAGCCAAGGAGCTAAGAAAAATGAGCTTGGACAACAACTGTACGATTATTGGACTTTGTCAATTGAATAGGGAAGCAACTAAAAATGCAAAACAGCCTAATTTATCAATGTTAAGAGATTCGGGTGAGCTGGAACAAAGTGCAAGCAAGGTTATATTTGTTTGGAAGAACGAAAAAGACTGCGCAGAAGATTATTATCTAGTTATCGAAAAAAACAGAAGCGGTCCTAAATCCATTATCCCAATCGGTTATAACAAAGATAATCAGGTCGCTTACGAATTAAGCAATAAGAGAGATTTAAGGACATAGGAGGATTTAGAAAATGAACAAAAGCGAGAAGCAATATAAAGATGAAATTATAGATAAAAATAGCATTTTTGATGAATTACTTGCACAAGATGATAAAACACATCTTTTCGCAGTAAGAATATCAAACCAAGGTGCTGTTATTGAAGCGGGCGAATTAACAGTAAACTATCTTAAAGGTGCAATAAAAAAAGATGATTATATCTTTATAAAGAGGACTCAAATTTAATAAAAACTATTTTGATAAAAAAATCTCTCTAATTGCTTATGTGACAAGGGGTTAGAGAGAAAATATAAATGCAATATAACATCTTGGATATATTGCGTCATTTAAGAGGAGGAAACATGGGTAAAATTATTGAATATGAAACACCTGAAAATTGTTCTGATTGTAAATTTTATAGAGAAATTAATGATAATCAATATGGAATTTGTGAGTATTTTGAAAAGATATTAAAAAAAGAATATGGTTGCTTCTTTTGTTGGGATGGTATTAACAAATGTGATGGATGTGAGGAAAATAATGAAACTGATTAAATTAGCAAAACGCAAAGGAAAAACAACAAGACTTATCAATAGGGCACATAATAGATCTATTTATATTGTTTGTCCAAATGTTCAGCGTGCTTATGATATTTTTGAAATGTCTCAAAAAATGAATAAAAACATTTTGTTTCCTATAGCTCTTGATGAATTGATCAATTATGGTAATAAAGGAAATAATGTAAAAGAATATTTAATAGATGATATTGACGATATAGCTACAACGTTAATATATCGTTATCTATTAGCACCGCTTTATGAAAGAGGAGAAGTATTGGAAGCCACTGCAACTAAAACGGATTTAGCAGATTTAATAGGTGCAACGTATGAAGAATGACAGTTTAAGTGATAAGGTACTGTCTGATTATATTAAAAGATATGAAGCAGCTATTAATCACGTATTTAAAGATTATCCAAAGCAGCCAAGTATATACAGCCATGAAAGGCAGAAGTACAGTGGACTGGACATAAATACATATATCTATATTGCAGATAATTATGAAACATTAAAGGAGAGGCTTAATGGAAGAAAATGAAGTAACAAAGGAAGATAGAAAACAGTTTATCAGAGATGTAACATCATGCGGTTATTACAATCGTAAAATCATATCTCTGACTAATCAGTTGGAAGCTATACACGTACAGCTTGTAGGTGTTAAATCAATAGCACCAAAAGAATATCACATTGAAAATAAAATACCGTTCAGTATGCAGGGAATAAATTCGTTGCTAATTGATGAAGAAAACCTAATATTAGAGCGTGATAAATACATTCGTAAGATATATGATGTAAGGGTATTGTTTGATCAAATTCCTTTAGAGGTGCAGACCATGATGATGGAAATATACTGCATTGGTTTAAATCACACAAAAACAGCAAAGAATCACAAAATGGACAGAAGTACTATGTATCGTAATATTAATAAAGAAATTAATAAAATTTTGATAAAAAAGTAAAGTTGCAACAATGTTCACGAAAAAATGTGTTATTATGATATTGTGGAGTTTTTGAAAGAACACCACAACAACAGTTAATCAACACTTTACTGGAAGAAATCCATTTATATGGGTTTCTTTTATTTTAAACTGTCAGTTATGCAGCAAAACACCTCGCTTTCATTTTTTTATGCATAGGTGGCAGTTTAAAATAATCTGCAAAGGAGAAGCGTATGTTTGACTATTATGGTGGAAAATGGAAAAAGAAACGAAACAGCATTTTGAGAAAAGATAAATACAAATGTCAGATAGCTAAATGGTTCGGTCGTAGTGAGGAAGCCAATACAGTGCATCATATATATCCTGCGAAGGATTATCCTGAATATGCATGGTGTGACTGGAATCTGATTAGTGTAAGCAATAAATCACATAATAAATTGGAAAACCGTAAGACTGGTGAGTTGACACCTTTAGGAAAATGGCTGATGCAGAAAACTGTACCAGGAGTTGAATGGAGGAAAAATAATGGAAGTTAATCACAGTGAGATACATGATGAAATACGTAACATCTATAAACAGATAGATTCATTAGATAATACACTTACAAACATTTTGAATATTATGAAATTAAATTTAGCATTCAATTGCGGATTGATTAGTATCAGTGATATCGCTAAACAGCTGGGTATTGATAAAGATAAGATTGATAAAGAAAGGCTGGGGATTTAATGTGAAATACAATAAAAAAATATTAAAATCTGATAATAAAACCAAAGAAAAATTTCAATCCCCCCACCTGTAAAACGTTAAATAAAGTTAAATTTCTACTGGGGTGGGTAGCTTTTTCCAACTCTGAGAACATTTTGTGAAAGGGGGTGATGGCAATTCACAAGCAGACAAGAACAAAAAAAATCAACGGTTTTATTAAGGATACAACAAATAAAATGAAAGATTTAGGAACTTATAAAATTGAATTTGATACGACGATCAGAAGATATGCAGAAATGCAACTTCAGTATGAGATTTTAAATGAAAAATGGATTGAAAGTGGGTGTGCTGTCACCGAACCGTATACAAATAAAAATGGTGCAACCAATCAAAGAAAGACCGCAATTTATCTTTCAATCGAATCATTAAGAAAAGAACTTCTGGAACTTGAGAATATTTTTGGACTTACTCCAAAAGGTTTGAAAATGATTAAAAATAAAGGACTTGAGCAAAATAAAAAAAGCGCTCTAGACAGGATCTTTGATCAGGATGTATAAGGGAAAATATTTTGATGAAGTTCTTGAATATGCTGAGGGATGTATAACTGGAAAGATAAGAGCAAATAAATATCGAAAAAAAGCATGTCAAAGATTTATGGATGATTTAAAAAATGACAAATGGGATTTTAATCCAAAAGATGCAGATTTTGTTATCAATATTATCGAAAAAACTATCTGTCATCAGCAGGGTGAAAAAAGAGACGGAACGCCGCTAAGAGGTACTCCGTTTTTTTTAATGACATTTCATAAATTTATTATATATAACCTTCTTGGATTCAAGGAAAAGGGAACGATCATAAACAGGTTTAAAGAAGCTCTTATTTTTATTCCGCGTAAAAATGTTAAGACATCTTTTGCAGGAGCACTTTCTTATGCACTTGGTCTTTTATACAGAAACAGCGGATCAAAGATATATGTTGTAGCAGCTGCATTAAAGCAGACATTAGAAACTTTTGGTTTTTTAAAGTACAACATTCGTAACATGGGTGAGCATGATGAAGACGGCGGTCATTTTCATATCATTGACAATAACAATGAACATTCGATTAAGGCTGAAATCGGTGGTGGTTTCTTTGAATTAAATGCTTTGGCAGCCAACCCCGACAGTCAGGACTCGTTTAATGGGAACTTTGCTATATGTGATGAAATCCATACTTTTAAAAAGCCGAAACAGTACAATCTTTTTAAAGAAATGATGAAAGCATACACCAATAAATTATTAATTGGTATTTCAACTGCGGGCGATGATCCCAATTCTTTTTTAGCAAACAGAGTCAGATACTGCAAAAGAATTCTTGATAAGGAAGTAACTGATGATCAGTATTTTGTTTTCATCTGTGAAGCGGATATGACCGTTGACAAGGACGGCAATAAAATACTTGATTATACTAATCCCGAAGTTCATGAAATGGCAAATCCTGCATACGGGGAGTCAATAAGACCTGAAGAATTAATGAACGATGCTATGCAGGCAATGAATGATCCGCAGCAGCGGAAGGATTTTTTTGCTAAATCGTTAAATGTTTTCACAAATCAGATCGATACTTATTTTGATATGAATGTTGTTGAGGCAAGTGATCTTAAATACAGCTGGACTCTTGAGGAACTGGCAAAACTACCAGTCAACTGGTATGGCGGTGCCGATTTATCAAAACTTCACGATTTGACAGGAGTCTGTTTATACGGTCGCTACCGCGATGTTGATATATGTATCACACATGCCTTTATCCCGATTGCAGTTGCACATCTCAAAGCAGATGAAGACAATATCCCGTTTTTCTGGTGGGAAGAGGAAGGATGGCTGACAACCTGCAACAGTGATGTGATCGAATATGAGGATGTTGTGAAATGGTTTATCGAAATGAAAGAAATGGGTTTTAAGATAAAATGGGTGGGATATGACAGAAGATATTCGAGAGAGTTTATCTTAAAAATGAAAAAAGCCGGGTTCAAAATAAGAGATCAGCTGCAAAAATATGTTGAAAAAACAGAAGCGTTTAGAGAAATTGAAAAGAAATACACCTTAAAGAAATTTTATTATCTGCATAACAAGGCGTATGAATACTGTGTCAGCAATGTAAAAGCAATTGAAGACAGTGATGAATTTGTGAGATTCCAGAAAGTAATGCCTACTCAGAGAATTGATTTATTTGATGCAAGTGTAATTGCCTGCAAACAGCTTCTTATTGCAGGTGAAAAATCATCGAATGCAAGCATGTATCTTGATTAAAAGGAGGAATATATGGCAAAGAAAAAAAATGAAAAGCAGAAGCAGCGCCCCAAAAGAATCTGGAAGCCGGTCAATAGGATTAAGTATAGACAACTGGGACGTACTTATAAGCAGCGGATATACACCGCTTTCCCAGAATCCCGAAATAATTAGCGCTGTAAACAAGACAGCCAACCTGATTGCAGGCATGACTATTCATCTGATGGAAAATACTGAAAACGGCGATCAGCGGCTGATCAACGAATTATCAAGAAAAATAGATATAAATCCCAATCCGTATATGACAAGAGCAACTTTCATCAGTGCGCTTGTCAGGATTCTGCTGCTTGAAGGAGACGGGAATGCAGTTATTTATCCGGAAACAAGAAACGGACTGATAGACGGGCTGTATATACTACCTCCTGGACAGGTTTCATTTATTCCGGATGGATTTGGATATTACATGATGTATAACGGAGTAAAGTATACATGTGATGAACTGGTACATATTCCTATCAATCCGGATCCGGTATTTCCATGGAAAGGTACAGGATACCGCAAAACACTGCGGCAGGTTGCTGATACTTTAAAACAGGCTTCAGCAACAAAAAAAGGATTCATGGAGTCTAAATGGAAACCTTCGATTATTGTTAAGGCAGACGGACTGACAGAAGAATTTTCAACAAAAGAAGGGAGAACAAAGCTCCTTAATAAATATATCGAGTCAAGCGATGCAGGTCAGCCCTGGATCATTCCGGCAGAACAGTTTGATGTAGCGACCGTAAAACCGCTGTCTTTAAATGATCTTGCAATCAAGGACAGTGTTGAACTTGATAAAAAAACTGTAGCCGGTATTCTGGATATTCCGGCTTTTGTTTTGGGAATAGGCAGTTTTAACGAAAAGGAATGGAATAACTGGATCAATACGCGGATTAAAAACATATGCAATGTTATTGAACAGGCGCTGACAAAAGTAATTTTGATTAGTCCAAATCTGTATTTCAGATTTAATCACCGTTCTCTTTTTGCGTATGACATTGAGACGCTTTCCAATGTGGGATGTAATTTATTCAGCCGTGGTATTCTTTCCAGAAATGAGGTTAGAGATTCAATCGGATATTCGCCTAGAGAAGGTCTTGATGAACTTATTATACTGGAAAACTATATCCCTTCAGGGATGATCGGTGACCAGAAAAAATTAAATGGAGGTGGTGAACAGAATGAATGATGCTAACAAGACAAGATATCGAAGTCTTGGAAAAGATGCAAAATTTAAGACGAGAACCGAGGATGACAGACTTTATATAAGCGGTTATTTCTCGGTTTTTGATTCAATTTATGAATTGTGGCCCGGTGCAACTGAAAGTATAGATGCACATGCATTTGACGGTCAGCTGAGCGGAGATATCAGGTGTCTAATCGATCATGATACAAGACTGGTATTAGGACGTAATAAAGCCGGAACGCTGAGCTTGAAAATTGATTCAAGAGGACTGTGGGGAGAAGTTGAGATCAATCCAAACGATCAGGATGCAATGAATCTATACGAGCGTGTCAAGCGCGGTGATGTTGATCAGTGTTCATTTGGTTTCGATATTGAAAACGAGGAATTTACTGATAACGGTGACGGTACTGTACACTGGACAATCAAGTCGGTGAAACTGTATGAAGTTTCAATAGTTACATTTCCGGCTTATGAAGAAACCAGTGTGAGTGCAAGGAAAAACGATCTTGCTCAAATCAGCAAAAGAAAAATAGAAACTTTAAAGCAAAATCTAAGAAAGAAACTGAAAGGAGAAAAGTAATGGCATTAAAAGTACTGATGTTAAGAAAGAAAAAAGACGGATTAGCAAAACAGCTGGAAGATTTAAGAAACGGCAGTGATTTTGAAACCCGTGAAAAAGAACTGGAAACTGCTATTGAGGAATTAAACCCTGAATCTTCAGAAGAGGAGCAAAAAGCAGTACAGGATGAAGTTGATAAACTGGAAACTGAAAAACAGGAACATCAAGAAAAAATTGAAGGTTTGGAAAAGGAAATCAAGGATATTGAAGATGAAATAAAAGAGATTGAGGAAAAACAGCCTAAACCAGTTCCACAGCCTAACCCCGACAAGAACAATGAAGAAAGAAAGGAAAATAATTTAATGGATACAAGAGATAAATTTTTTGGATTAAATATTCACGAAAGAGATGCTTTATTTGCTCGTGAGGATGTTAAAAAATTCTTAGGAGACATCAGATCACTGTTCAGTCAAAAACGTGCAGTTGGAAATACAGAATTAATCATCCCTCAAAACTTCTTACCTATGGTTAAGCAGGTCGTAGAGACAAATTCAAAACTGCAGAAATATACTGATTTCCAACCTTTGACCGGTACAGGACGTATGGTAATCATGGGGTCTTATCCTGAAGCAGTATGGACTGAACAATGCGGAAAGATCAATGAATTATCATTAGGATTCAATGACATTGAGGTCGACGGTTATAAAGTGTCAGGATTCTTTAAAATGTGCAATGCGATTCTAGAAGATAATGATGTTAATCTTGCACAGGAGTTTATTAATTCTATCGGTATCGCAATTGCTAAGGCGCTTGATAAAGCAATTGTTTACGGTAAAGGTGTCAAAATGCCTATGGGTATCGTAACAAGACTTGCGCAAACAGAGAAGCCGGGCGATTATTCAGCAACTGAGAGAGAGTGGAAAGATTTATCAACATCAAATATTATCAAAATTACAGGTAAAACAGGTATTGAACTGTTTAAAGAAATCACAAAATCAATGAAAACGATTTTTACAGATTATGCATCAAATAATCTTGTATGGATCATGAATCAAAATACGCATCTTGATCTTATTGTTGAAGCGATGGGAAGCAATATGAATGCTGCAATTGTCAGCGGTATGAATGATACAATGCCCGTTGTAGGAGGGAAAATTGAGGAGCTTTCATTCATGGCTGATGGTGATATCGTCTTTGGATATATGAATAATTACAAACTTGTTCAACGGCGCGGTATGCAGCTGGCAACTTCAACTGATGTATTATTCTTTGAAGACCAGACAGCATTTAAAGGAACTGCACGATACGATGGTAAACCGGTAATTGCTGAATCATTTTCAATTATGAATATCGCAGGAAAAGCGCCTACTACTGTGGCTGCATTTGCTCCTGACAGCGCCAATACTGTTGAAACTTTAGCGGCTAAAGCCAAATAAAAATGAATGACAGCCATAAATTATCGGTCCTGAAAAATAATTTACAGCTCTTGACTGATTCGCAGGATCTGTATCTAAAGGAACTGCTGAAACAGGCTGAGTCGTTAATGAAACGTGAAGGAATAGTTAATGACGGTACAAATGATTACGATATGGCCGTTGTTGACTATGCAGCTTTCCTTTTCAGAAAAAGAGCGAACAGCGAAATGAAGATGCCCCGGCATCTGCGTTATGAGCTTAATAATATCCTGTTTTCGCAAAAACAAAAATGACATTTGACGATGGAATAATAAAGATTTATAGGCTGGTAAACGTTTCTGAAAAAGGCGACAAGCCTAAATATAAAACGTTCTATAAATCTTCCTTTTATTTTAGTTATGAGACACTTGGACTGACAAGATATTATACCGCCCTTGCAAATAACGAAAAAATAGAAACAGTTGTAAATATATATCAGGACAGAAGTATAAGAGTAAATGATATTGCAAGATTTGAAGATGATTCAGAATTTAAAATTGTACTGGCTCAGCATTTTAAAGACAGCGACGGTATAGACTGTACAAAACTGAGTCTGGAAAGGATGAATAAAAATGTCTGTTGTTTCGAAACTTAAAACCGTTAGAGACGCCTTGACGCAGGTCACAGAAAATGTATTTCATTATGAAGCGGAGAATAAAAACGGTCCATATATAGTCTGGATGGAGGATGGTGAAGGCGATTCACTTCATCTTAATGACAGAAAGAATGAACAGGTCATAACGGGAACTGTTGATCTGTTTACAAAAGACGAATATGATCAGCTGATTGATGATATACAGAATGCACTCAGCGGGGCTGATATATCCTTTATACTCAATTCAGTTCAGTATGAAGAGGAAACTGAGTTCATTCACTATGAATGGAGATTTGAAATATAATGGGAAAAATGGAAATCGAAGCTGCAGAAGAGTTTGTAAGCGTTCTTGACAGACTGGTAAAGAATTCAGATGGGATTGCAAAAAAAGCAGTTTATAAAGGTGCAGGAACAGCAGCTGATGAAATAAAAAAAGAAATCGAATCGCTGCCTGCAAGCGGGATAGCCATTCAGGGAAAAAAGATCAACGTAAAAAGATTGGAGTACTGCCGGAAGAAAAGGATGATCTGATAAAAGGGTTTGGGATTTCACCAGTGCAGAAAATCGCAGACAGTATTGATGTAAAAATCGGTTTCGACGGCTACGGTCATAAAACCAGAAATTATCCCGGCGGTGTCCCTGTCGTGCTTACTGCCCGTGCCATCATATCAGGAACATCATTCAGACATAAGAATGATTTTGTAAGAAGAGCGGTAAGCAGAGCAAAAGAAAAAACAGTTGAAACGATGAATAATGTAATCGAAGAGGAAATTAAAAAGGAGATGGAATAATGGCAAAAAAAGGACTATCAAAATTAGTTTTCGCAAAGTATAAGGCAGATGGAAACAATGTTACTTACAGTGATCCTGTTATCAGTGAAAAACTGGCGGAAATATTCGACAGAGATAGAAGCCGGCGATTCTAATGATCTGTATTTAGATGATGATATTGCTGAAAGCGACAGTGCAGCTTTTTCAAGCGGAACATTAATGTTACTACCGGTGATTTGTCAAATGATACGTCAAAACTTATTTTAAACGTAAAAGAAAAGAAAATAGAATTACCGAGCGGTAAGAGTGTAACTGAATTAACTTATGACAGTGATATGCAGTCAGCTGAACTGGGTGTAGGTGTTATTGAAATGCATCAGGTAGACGGAAAAACATTCTACCGGGCGGTATTTTTAGCAAGAGTACTGTTCAATATTCCAAGCAATGCAGCAACAACAAAAGGTGAGACAGTAGAATGGCAGACTCAGGAACTGTCAGGAAAGATTTTAAGATCCGCACAAATCAGTGAAGATAATGTCAATCCATGGCAGTTTACAGCAGATCTGGAAACTAAGGCCGATGCACTGGAATACTTAATGTTCAAGGGTGGAAAAACTACTAGCGATTTAGCAGGTGATCATTAATGAATCTGGAATACATCTATATCGAGGGTATCAAATACCCTCTTTCTTTTTCCCTTGTTACTGCTGAACAGATTGCTAAAAAATACCGGGATTTAAATGTACTGGAGAGAAATTTAAAGGATAGAAATTATCCAGTTGACAAAAAGTTAAATATGCTGAGTGACATCATTGCAATGATGATATACTCGGGGGTTCGATACTGCAATGCATATCATCTTGACCCGTATAAAGATGCTCCGTATACACAGGGCAGATTTGTTTATTTAACCAGTGAGCAGGTAAAAGTCAGCCTGCCTCTGGATGAAAATTCAATCAAAGGACTGACCGATAAAATTCAAAAATGTATCAGAAGTGGAAACGTTAAAAAAATCGGTACTAAACCATTTGAAATCAGCGGTCATTCAAAAAAAAAGAAGCAAAGAAGCTGACGGGAGATACACATATTTATTTAAAGGCCAAGGCCTATATGATGCATATCCCGAGCAGTGAGTTTTTATATATGCCTATTGGTGAATTAAGCGACCTGATCGATGCAGCCGATATATTAAACGGGCTGTGTGATGAAGATATACCGTTTGAAAATGACTATTATATTCCGATAGAACTGAGGTGAGAGCATGGCATATGATATCGGTCCAAGAATAACGCTGAAAGGCGAAAAGGAATTTAATCAGCAGCTGAATAAGATCAACAATTCACTTAAGGAATACGGCAGCGAATTAAAAGCCGTATCTTCGCAGTTTGATGATAATGCTAACAGTCAGGAAGCCCTTATTGCTAAAAATAAAGTGCTGGAAAAACAGTATGAGACACAGCAGCAGAAATTAAAACTGTTTCAAGGACAGCTTGAAAAGCAGAAGAGTTTATTGAGCGAACAGGAGGCAGAAATAAAAAGTCTTACTGCTCAGTATGGCGAAAACTCAAAAGAAGTGAACAAGGCACAGAGTGCTTACAGGAACACAGAAACAAATATTTCTAAGCTGAGCACTTCTATAAATGAGACTACCGCCTTTTCAAATAAACTGTCAAATGAAATAAGGACCAACAATTCGTATCTGGATGAAATGGCAGAAGGAAGCCGTGATGCAGCAACCGGGTTGTCAAAATTAGGCGATGAGGCGAAAAATGCAGAAAATGATACAAAAAAATTAGGCGATACCATCAAAGGCGCATTTGCAACTAGCGAACTTTCTGATGCTGCTTCGGCAATTGCTGAAAATATCAGAGGCATTGTTGATGAATCAAAAGAACATTTAAAAATAATGAGTGCTCTTGAAGCATCCTCACAGCTTGCGGGATACACAGCTGAACAGACTGCTGAAACATATAAGATCCTGTACGGAGTACTGGCAGATGATCAGACAGCTGCCACAACTACAGCGAACCTGCAGGCATTGGGATTAAGTCAGGAAGAACTGACCAGACTGACTTACGGAACAATTGGAGCATGGACAAAATACGGTGACAGTATACCTATTGACGGGTTAGCAGAAGCGGTTAACGAAACAGTCAAGACAGGTACTGTTACCGGTACTTTTGCTGATGTATTAAACTGGGCAGGTACGAGTGAAGATGATTTTAATACTAAACTCCAGGCAACGACTGACCAGTCAAAACGTGCCAATATGATACTTCAGGAACTGGCTAATCAGGGTCTGATAGCTTCTGCGGAAGCATATCGGGATAACAACAAAGCTCTGATCGAAAATAATGAGGCACAGGCAGAGTATCAGGAAGCATTGAGCGATTTGAGCGAAACCCTAATGCCTGTATTTACTTCTATTACAGAAGCTATAACGGAACTTATTGAAATATTTAATTCACTGCCTGCACCTGTTCAGGCTGTTATTGGAGTGATTTTGGGAATTATAACAATTCTGACAATTCTGTCTCCTGCAATAATGGCTGTATCTTCTCTGTTTTCAATTTTCGGGGCTTCGGCAGGAGTAGCAGCAGGCGGAGCAGCGGCGGCAGGTACTGCGGCATCGGGTTCAGCTGTCGGATTTGGTCTTCTTAACATGTCACTGTTACCTGTAATTGCAACAATCCTGGCAGTAGTTGCGGTTGTAGCAGCAGTAATTCTTATATTTAAAAACTGGGATGAAATCGTAAAGTGGTTTCAGGATCAGTTTGCAAATTTTGGAGCAGCAATCAGTGACTATGTAGATGATATCGGTTCATTTTTTCACAACATGTTCGATGGAATATCTCAATGGCTTTCAGATTCAATCGCCGGTTTTTCGAGCTGGGGCAGTGAGATGTATAACAAGGTAACCACTGCGGTCAGCAACACAATTGATGGAATAGCATCTTTCTTTACAAGTCTTCCCGGAAAAGCAATTGAATGGGGATCAGATATGATTGACGGATTTGTTGACGGGATAACCGGTACCATTGGAAAAGTGGTCGATGCGATTTCTGATGTTGCAGATACTGTCTTCAGCTGGCTTCATTTTTCACGCCCGGATAAAGGACCGTTGAGAGAATATGAAGAATGGATGCCGGATATGATGTCTGGTCTGTCTAAAGGAATCAAGGACAACAGATGGCGTGTTGAAGATGAGATAGCTTCTTTAGCATCAAATATGAATCTTGCTTATAATCCGGCGATTGAATCAAGTGCAAAAAATGTAAATGAAAGTACCGTTATAGTAAATGTACGAGCAGACCTTAACGGCAGGGACATTACTAAATATGTTGAAAAAGAAATTACAGCCAACCAAAAAAGTATGAGACTGGTAAGGGGGTATTAGTACTGTGTTCGATATTTATATTAATGATATAAGCTGTATTGAGCAGAAGATACTGCCGACAACAAGACCGGATATCCCTGCACCTGTTAAAAATTACAATGAATATGATATTCCCGGTCGTGACGGGAAACTGTATGAGGATCTAGGAACATATGATGATATTGAGATTACACTCACATTCAACTATATGTGTGCGCCTGATCAGTGGCATGACACATTCAGGAAGTGTAAAAAAATGTTTCTAGATGCGAAAACTCTTGAATTCAGTGATGATAACGAGTTTTATCATCGTGTAAAAAAAGCGGTTATAAATACTAATGAAAGAGTATCAAAAAGAATTGGAAAGTTTTCGGTAGGTGTCACCCTTGACCCATATTATTATGCGGTTTCAGGAAAATATAAATATCCGTACAAAAAAGTCCTGTATAACGGTTACGAAAGAACTAGACCGCTTTATTTTATTACAGGTGAAGGAGTCTGTCATCTTGAAATAAACGGTACTGACATTAAATGCAATATCGGCCAAAATCTTGTAATTGATACATTTCTTCAAATAAGCTACCGCAGTGACGGTACGCTTCAAAATACTGCTGTCAGTGGAGATTATGAAGATATGCAGTTAAAAGAGGGCATGAATGAAATATCCATAACAGATGGATTTGAACTTATGATAATTCCCAACTGGAGGTGCAGATAATGATAGAAATATACAAACCTGAAAATACAGAATACAGCATGAATGGCGACATGACACTGAATCCGACTGAATGCATGTTAACTATGAATTTAAATGGTGCGTGGAGTGTTTCTATGACTCACCCAGCGGATGATAAACTTGAATATCTGACTGAAAATACGGTCATATGCGGTGAAACACCTGTAGGGAAAAAACAGCTTTTCAGGATACGAAATATAACAAAAAATGACAGCAGTGTAACATGTACTGCATACCCGATATTTTTCGATTCTAAAAATGACTGTTTTCTTTTTGATGTAAGACCTACTGAAAAAAACGGTCAGGAAACACTTGATATTATGCTTGCATCTAATGAAAAATACTCAGCATCATCAGATATCAAAGCTGTGAATACCAGTTATTATATCCAAAAAAACTTTATGGAGGCTCTAAACGGCGATGATGAAAACAGCTTCACCAGCCGGTGGGGCGGCGAGATTTCTTATGATAATTTTACTGTTACAGTTAATGAGCATCTTGGTGCTGACAATGGACTTCGCGTAGAATTTGGATTTAATTTAATGGGAATCTCTGAAACTGTCGATATGACCGAAGTGGCAACACGTATCATACCAAAAAGCTATAACGGTTATATCCTTCCAGATAATGAAACGGTCGACAGTCCAAATATAAATAAATATCCTGTGGTATATACTAGAGTAATTGAGTATCAGGATATAAAACTCAAGGAAGATGCACAGGAGAATGATTTAGAAAATGGAATCACTGTATGCGAGTCTCTAGATGATTTATATACAGCATTGAGAAACAGGGCGGCAGATGAGTTTGAAAACGGTATTGATGTACCTTCGATTACCTATGATGTCGATATGGTTGATTTATCTAAAACAGATATGTATAAGGATTATAAGAAACTTTTAAATGTAAATCTTGGTGATACTGCACATATCAGACACAGAAGACTTAACATAACAACTGAGGCTAGGGTTATCTCTATGACGTATGATATGATTACAAAAAAAGTAGATACTTTAACTTTAGGAGATTATATAAGCAGTTATTTTAGTGATATGGACTCTGTGATGAACAGAGTAGATAAAGTTATCGATAAATCAAGCAATACTCTGATGGCAGAAAAAATAAGCGGTGTGATAAATCTTTTGACTACTTCGCTGAAAGCACAGAAAGACATTGCCAAAAAACAGGATGTGAGAGCAATTCTGTTTGAGGACATAGATAAAGACAGTCCAACCTTCGGGGCGCTGTGTATCGGTACACAGGGCATTCAGATTGCAAAAAAGCGAAACGAGACTGATACAGACTGGAAGTGGGGAACTGCCATAAACTTTGAAAGTATAGTTGCTGACTATATAATTACCGGTATTCTAAGCGACAGACAGGGCAACAGCTATTGGGATATGGACAAAGGTGAGCTTGTAACAAGATATATGAAAGCAACTGATGCCGAGTTTTCAGGTACGGTAAAAGGTTCGAAGATTGAAGGCGGAGAAATAAACGGGAGCAATATAGCTACAGATAAGGATATTACGATAGGAAGAAATATCCGTTTTTCCGGGAACGGTGATTTTGCTGCCGTTATGGGAACTAATACAGTTCTTAGATTTTTAAATTCGAATCCGCCAACAACATCCGTAGACGGTCCTAATGTTCAGCTTCTTGCATCCAATCATATATATATCAGCGGTTCAACG